TATCAGAAGACTATATAGAGGACGATGATGATTTGGATGATGAGGAATGGGAATAAACTGGCAATACAATGGTGAAGATTTTACCGATGACCAAATTAGTGATAATTACGGGTTCGTGTATCAGATAACTAATCTGACGAATGGTATAAAATACATAGGCAAGAAGTTTTTTTATTCTGCCAAAACCAAACAAGTCAAAGGTAAAAAGAAACGGTACAAAGCACCAAGCGATTGGCAAACTTATTATGGAAGTAGTGCCGAACTAGCTAAAGATGTGTTATCATTAGGTCACGATAAATTTAAACGTGAGATATTACATCTTTGCCTTTCTAAGGGTGATTGTGGTTATCTGGAAGCAAAAGAGCAATTCATTCGTGGTGCTCTAGAATCAGATGACTACTACAATACATGGATTATGGTGAGAGTGAGAAAGTCACACTTAAAAGGAATAAAATGTTAGACTTCTTAAAAGAATTTAAAAATGATGAATATGATTTAATATTCTTTTTGCCAGGTGATGAAGAAGGTGATTTACAAGTAGAAGGTGCTTCTTATAAAAATCCAGGTGAGAAAATAAAAGGTAATGATGTTGGTGATTTATACCACATTATTCTATTCAAAGAAGATTTTGAAGAAGATAGAATTTATGATGTGGATAAATTTGAAGCCATCCTCGGAGAACCACTAGAGTATATTTCTGGATTAATACCAAGTAACTGGTTTGGTATGATTGCAAGAAAGACTACCACATCTGATGCTTTTATACAAAAGATATTTGACAAAATGAAAGAAGTGTGATACAATAGAGTTTTGAAACTATTGAAAGTTTGGTATGATTCTCGTTGACTTAAATCAGGTATTACTTGCCGGCCTTATGGCACAAATTGCCAACCAAAAGGGCAAGTTAGATGAACATTTAATCCGTCATATGGTATTAAATATCATCCGTAATCATGTTAAGAATTTTAAAGCCGAATACGGTGAAGTGGTATTATGTTGTGACAACCGTAAATACTGGCGTAAAGAATTCTTCCCGTTCTACAAAGCAGGTCGTAAAAAGAACCGTGACAAGTCCGATTTGGATTGGCACCTCATCTTTGATATGCTTGCCAAGTTTAAGCAAGAACTCAAGGATAATTTCCCATACAAAGTAATTGATGTTGAAGGTGCCGAAGCTGATGATATTATTGGCACATTAGTACCAAGATATGCACCACACCAAAAGATGTTGATTCTGTCCAGTGATGGTGACTTCCTGCAATTACAAAAATATGGTAGTAATGTCAAGCAGTATAACCCGTCACAAAAGAAGTATGTGAAGTCTGAGGATCCTGTCCTAGAACTCAAGGAGAAGATTATCCGTGGAGATAAAGGTGACGGCATACCAAATATGTTTTCGCCATCGGATTGCTTTGTCCGTGACTTACGGCAGAAACCTATCACAAAGAATGTGTTGGATAAGTACCTTGTAGAAGATACTAATAACTATACCGAAACAGATAAAGTTAATTTTTCTAGGAACCAGACACTTATTGACCTTTCTTATATTCCAAAAGAGATACAAGAGAAAATAATAAATACATATGATGAAACAAAACCTGCTAAAGGTAAATTGTTGAATTACTTTATTGAACACAAGCTGAAAAACTTAATGGAAGTGATTGAGGAATTTAATGCGTAATCTATATGAGATTTTTGATGAATTTGAACAAGCAGGTTCTAAAAAAGAAAGAATGAAGGTGATAGAGAAAAACCTATCACCCACATTGGTTAAAGTTTTTGAACTGGCTTTTCATCCACATTATCAATGGTTTGTTAGTGAGATGCCTGAAGAATATAAAATACCAGATACATTGCCTGGTATTTCTAGAGCTCAGTTATCCACAGAAATCCGTAAATTGTATTTGTTTAAAAAAGGAGATGGTACAGCCGAAAGGTTAACTCCACAGAAACGGAAAGAATTACTTTTACAATTACTAGAATCATTAGAACCTAGAGAAGCAGAGGTGGTTATGGGAATCTTTAATAAAGATTTAGGTGTAAGAGGTTTAGATTATAAGTTTGTAAAAGAGGCATTTCCTAATCTTTTACCCTAATGAATGATAGAGATAGAATAATAATAACCAGCGGAACATTTGACCCATTATCAATTGAAGAATTGAGATTTTTAAGAAGATGCAGAGCTAGAGGTGATTGGTTGATAGTGGGTATTCATTCTGACTGGTACATGGCATGGTCTCAAGGTGGATTCATGCAAAGCTACGAAACACGCCGAGAGATAATCAAATCTCTCAAATGCGTTGATGAGATATTTTCATTCAACGATTCTGATGGCACGGTCTGCCAACTACTCAAACTTGTAAAGATATGTTATCCTGCTTCCGACATTACTTATATTTCGGAAGAAGATATGCATAATATGCCTGAAACTAAAATAAAAGGCATAACATTTGAAACTATGAAATAGGAGAAATAAAGTGACCAAATTTGTGGGAAAGTTCCGCAAAGAAAAAGACTATAATGACGATTATGGTTTTGTTTTTAAAAAGAAGAACCGAGATGAACATTCGGAAGTAAAGAAATTAAAAAATCGGTATGTTGACGAATATGTAAACGAATACGAAGAGCGAAGATTACCACACAAATCTAAGCGTTTCTGATTTTTTTGTCATAAGTAGGTATGTCCGCCTTTCAAATAAGGTATTGTTGTTTCCATACAACAGTAGGGCTTGACATTCCACCTCAATTGTAATATAATGTAATCTTGTTCATCGGAGTTTACATTATGTTTATTCACGGATATATTCCAAAATCCAAAAAACGCAAAACCACGAAGGCACAGCAACAGCAGTATCAAGAGTGGTTATCTTCAATTGAGAAATTATCACAAAAACGGTATTCCCGAACTCCTATTGGTAAATCCAGTTTACCGCTAAAGTCGGCCACTCCTTATGTCCGTGAAACTCCAAAATACGAATCCTTGAACACTGGTTTTGTGCCTTGCACGAAATCGTTCCAAAAAGTCTATACAGGCGATAAGATGAAAGGTATTGGCACAATGCACAAGTCTAATGCTGTTCCCATCTTTTCAGACCAAGAAGCAAAAGACATTTCTAGTATGCGGAGATAATATGACACAAAAAGATGAAAAAATTATTCGTGAAGAACTTGAAAAAATGACTCTTGATGAGCTTTTGAAATTTATTCCTGTTGTTGAAGCGTTAGGAAAAGCAAAAAAGGCAGGAATGTTGTTTAATGTATCAGAAAATCTTCAATAAGGACAGAAAATGTTAGCACAACATGAAGAAACACAGATTTTAAGAGGAATTGACGAAGTAATGCTCAATTTGAAACACCTACCTATTGATGACGTAGCGTATTTTCTTGTAAAATTCAATCCGAAACTTGCGGATGAGTTAGCAAACGCTATATCCTATCAATTTTTTGATAATACTGAAGGAAAAAAGCATGGATGAAGAAAATTTGAACTTTTGGATGAGCGCCAAAGCAGACGATGATGAAATTCCGGCGTGGAAAGCGCTTGATATCGTTTGTCGTAAGTGGGCAGTCTTGTCACAATTTGAAAAAGAGCAATCTGATTATCTAAAAATGAAAGAATTTTATGCCTAAAATGTTTACAAGTAGGCAACCAATCAAAAATTGCTTACTTTTAGAGTTCAAAACACAAAAAGAGCTCGCTTTGGCATTTTGTCGTGTTGAGGAATACTACGAAGGTCCTCAAAAATACAATAGAAAGTATCTTACTCTAGCGGAATTCATTGATGCCTACATGAATAATGATGGTGACTTGACATATTTCAGTTATTGGACAGGTTTCAACATTCCAGGAAATGTATTTAAAGAATGGTTTGATAAAAACGCCACGGATAAGACCAAATGGGAACTGGCATTAGTTACCGAAGTTGCCAAAAAATTAGATTTGACAAAACCATTTTATATCATCGGTGGTAAAAAAGGTGATGTGAATGTAATTGACCATGAAATCGCTCATGCTCTTTATTACATGAATGAATCATACAAAGCTGAGATGGATGAAATGAATTATGATTTCTACAAAAACCATCGTATGCAATATTCTAAGATGATTAAGGTTTTGAAAAAAATGGGTTATGGCGATAATGTGTTAAAAGATGAAGTTCAGGCCTATATGTCTACCAGTAAAAAGAAAGAATTGGTAGAAGTCTTTGGTCTGGATTATTCTTCCATTCTCCCCATAATCCGTAAATACCAGAAAGTGTTGCGCTTTTACAACACTAAGTAAGAAAGTGCTTGACGGTAGACGATTTTTGTGAGATAATAACTGTATTAACTCGGAGAATCTATGCAACAACTAATCAACTCAAAATCATTACTTGCCAAATTGATGGCTACTGAAAATCTGGTAGTAGAGCAACGTAATGTCCGCACCGCTTCATTTGATGCTGCAAGCCGTGTGCTAACTGTTCCCGTTTTAGATGAAAATATTTCTGGCTATCTTTATGACCTTTTTATGGGTCATGAAGTTGGCCATGCACTTTACACTCCTGTTGATGGTTTGAAAAAGGCATGGGAATTAAAACTTCCACAAGGCATTACTAATGTGCTTGAAGATGTCCGTATTGAAAGAAAGATTAAGAACAAATATCCTGGTATTCGTTCCTCTTTTGTCCGTGGCTACAATGAATTAGTAGAAAAAGATTTCTTTGGTACTGCTGGCACAGACCTCAATGATTTGAACTTTATTGACCGTGTTAATCTATACACAAAAGGTGGTGCAGCTCAAGGCATCAAATTCAAAGACGGCATTGAAAAGATTCTATTGAAGAAAATTGAATCTACCGAATCTTATGATGATGTAATTACTCTCG